AGAGAGAAGGTGGGTCCACGCAAGCACCAGGCAGGATCACCGGTCCAACTTGTCCGTGATTTAGACGAATGTCGTAGAGCACGAGAGTTTTGGATGAAGAAAGCGCAAAGTGAGCCTTCACCCCCTGCTTGGTGGCACAAAACGCTCCCGCATTTCATCCGCAGACGGCTTTAGGACGCTGGGAATCCTCGGAATACATTGCCGACTTCCTGCCCAGTACCCTTCAATTGAGCGAACAGAGATTCGGATGGAGTGAGTTTGACTTCTTCAAGTTCGATGTAGTAGGAGGCAGTCCATGTGTAAGTCCCGCTTTCTGTCACTCCATAGGACAAGATGAACAGTTCATTGGTTACGAGCCGATCAGCGTCACAAACCATTTCAATCCATGATGGGTTTGCATTCCCATGGGGGGCAATCCAATCTGCGCTTACGTTATCCCTGAGAATCATATCAGTTGTCGACCAGGCAATGGAGCGGTTGTCACTTGGTCCAATGCACCGTTGATACCTGTTCGCTGTGTCGGCATTGGTAATCTTGGATTGTGTATTGTCAATTTGGTCTGTGAGTAGAGCGCATTGCATTAGGGCTCTTGTGTCGCCTCCCCCGGTCCCAGTGGCCTCTTGGATATTGACACAAGCCCTTCGGACCTTCCAGGCGCGCGTACGGTCAGAGGATTCGTACTCAAAGATAAGGCGGCCTCCGGCGGAACCGAAGGCCGTGGATACTCCAAAGACTACGTCCCAGTTACCCCGGAGGGTCATAATGCGCCCCATCACTTACCCCTCCTTACGCGGCGTGTGGCAGCATGCGCGCGCTTCATCAGTTTCGTGATCGGGGTGCGTGGATGGGCACGCTTGAGTTTCTTCAGTTGCCGCCCAAACTCGCGCTGATAGGCTGAAACTTTCCTTTTCCGCTTAGGGATGCTCGGACGGCGACGACGCCTGGCAGTTTTTCCCCGAGCACCTCCCGTGGTGCTGTGCCCGAGCAGTTCGTCCATGAGTGAGGGGGAAGGTGGGAGCCCGCCACCCCCACGGCCGCCAGCGGTGATCGCGACTATCAGTTCCAAGACATCTCTGTCAGACCAAGCCATAGGAATCACTGTTGACTGAGGGCCAACGCCATAGCGCTCGCCTGCGACATACTCTCAACTGTGCATTCCATTGTGACGGTGACGTAGACATCTTCGTTCCACTGATCTATGGCAGACCCACCGAGATAGATTGAATCAACAGCAACAAGATAACCGTTCGTCCAGAGTTGGGGGAGGTTGTCCAGGTCATGGCTGACAGCCGATGCTACACCGGCCGATCCGCTGACCAACCTGTATGCGTTAATCTGCCCCTGCGCTATCACAGATTTATTCGTCCCCAGTACGATTTCAGAGTTTGACTGGGTAGTTAATTGAAACTGGGCACTGGTTGTTGCTGATGCCTTGACATCGGGGCTCCTGCCAGTACTGTCAGTGAAGGACACGGCGATGTTGTGTATCCTCAGGACAGACTTGCCCAGGGCGTCGACATAGGCACCCAGATCAATCTCGCCCTCGTAGAAGGCGTTGTCATCTTCGACGTTCTGCGTTGCCCGAATGAAGAAAGAATCACTTTTCGCCATGCTCTACCCCCGGTGAAACTCGCCAATAAGGTTTGGGACGCGGGTGTGGGGGCCTCCTGGCCCCCGGACACCCGCTATCTTGATAGTCCGAGGGGGACGCTATGCTGGTTATCGCCAGCATTCGTAATAGTCCCCCCCCTCAGAAATCACCCTCTAAAGGGAACGAAGTGAGATCGAGTCAAGGATAATATTATATGCAGTACAGCCTAAGCCTGTAATATGAAGGAGATAGACGACACAGACCTACCGAAAAGTGAAAGTGAAGTGTTAGAAGACTGGGTGAGCACGATTCAAGTTGAACATGGGCAAGCCTTGACCAGACTACGCAGGAGGATTCAAGCCTTAGAACTGCGATTAGCCAACCTGGAGACCCAGAGAACGCCCCAAGACGAGAACGACGATCCGGAGTGGTTCTCATGAGGTGCAGGGATTGCAAGGTGCCCCTGACCAGGCGGGTGACTTATTCGACTGAAATGACCAGTTTCAAGGGAATTGCCCGTTGTGGACCGTGCTACCTAAGGAATAGACGCTCTTTCAGGTTCAGGAAGACCGTGAAGAAACTCGTGGCTGTGGTTGGTGAGGATCTCATCGCTGCGTGTATATTGGAGGTCGAGGAATGAAGGAGCGTAGAGCAAGTGGGGCTACCCACTCGTTCAGGCTCACGCAGGAAGCATGTCATCTCATTGAGACGCATCCTCATGTGATGCCCCGGGAACTGGGTGGAATGTCTCGGACTACTTCCGATGCAATCGTATGGTTCCTTTCGGAGAGAGAGAAGGTGGGTCCACGCAAGCACCAGGCAGGATCACCGGTCCAACTTGTCCGTGATTTAGACGAATGTCGTAGAGCACGAGAGTTTT